TAAGACATAAAACCTTCAACACGTGGATCTTGGGTTTTTGGGTCTATTTTACTTATTTGTTTATAAAGATTATTGATAATATCTTTTTGACCCGGTTGTCCAAGGGCCACGACCTTCAAATTAGGGGCAATTTCATCAAATTCCTTAATAAAATCTTTTTTTGTTAAGGTTTTATTGCCTAAATCCTGCAAAAAGAAGGTAACAGAGGTGTCATAAAGCTCTTTATCTTTAACGCCTCTATTTTTTAAGTAATTCATCCAGTTTTGAGGGGTATTTTTCTCAAATGGAGCGTCTAAAATCTTTTCGCGTGAATTATAGAAGAGTGCTGGCGCCTTAGTTGGTGCTTTTGCCTTAGCTTTTCCTAAATCAAGGACCTTTTCGGAAGGTTTTCCTTTTGGTTTTGCTAATTTAGGGGCATATGACCTAAGTGCACCTATAACTTTTGGTAATACCATTAGGATAATCCTCCTTGTAATATAGAAAATTGTTTTGGAATAAGATTTTTAGCCATTCTTTGTAAAGATTTATCTTTTAAAAGGGATACTAGACCGCCTTGCGCGAACCCAAAACCTTTTTCTGTAACACTTGGTCCTATTCCTCCAGGTGGTCCTTTTACACTTTTATATAAAGTACTTACATTAGGATACAAATTACCAAAATAATTAAATTGACCAGTTGCTTCATTCATTAATTTTGATTCTAATCCTAAGCGTGACATTTGGTCAGATACATTTTTAATTTGATTATTAACATAACTTAGCACGTGCATGTTGCTATCGTTTAAATTAGAAACAATGGCATTTTTTTGTTCCATTAATCTTTTGGCTTCATTCTCTAATCTGTTGTGTACAGAGTTTCTAAAAGGAGTTGTAATAAATGTTTTTCCTTCCGGTTGAACACGATTAACAAGTTGTGCTGGGTGTGCACCTTCTAAAACATTCCTACTTTGACTTTCATCAACTATCTTAGAAAAATAAGGAACCATCTTTGATCTTAAATTTTCAATACCAGCAGAAACAATAGGATCATCAAGTTCAGCTTTAGTCTTTGTTTTTAAATTTCTTTTAGCCTTTATTTGGTCACTTGTTATGGTAGTTCTCTGTCCTGGAAATTCCCTTCTTAAATAATCCGTTATGGATTGAGCGGTTAAATCTTTATATTTAGGATCAATTTTAACAAGTTCTTTTATAATAGCTGGTGATTTAATACTGGTATCAGCTAAAAATAATTCTTCAACTTTGTCCACGGCGCGTGGATTATCTGTTATAAATAATTTTGGTAATGGAGGATATCCTAAAGTTTCAGTAATGGCTTTACTAACTACATTACGATTAATAGGTCCTCCTTTTTGTGTGATAAGAGAAGGATTTGTTTCTTTAATAGAATTCGCTATTACTTGATTACGATTACGTAGAGCTAATACTCCTGGATTTGAATTAATAAATGTTGAAATTGCTGAAGCAACAGGATTGTCTCGTCTTCGCAAAGCAACAGGATTATTAATTGTTTGTCCTTTATTAGATTTATTCTTAGGACTTCTACGTAAAAAGGAAAACCTACTCATCGCCTGTTTCTCTTAAAGCAGTTCCATAAGTTAATGCTGGGAATTGCCACATACTTCTTCCTGGAGGATTCCAACTACTTCCAGTCCATGTTCTTGATGGAAAATTATAAAATGGTATTCCAGTTCCGCCAGTTCCGCTTAATCCAGGAAACATATTATAATATGTTTTTTTAAGAATTCCTGCTCGATCTGGTGGTGTACTACTAAGCTTTTTAGGAAGTTTTAATGCTTTCAAACCCGCACTCCAACCAAGCAATGATGGTAATCCTTCAGACCAAAATGGATTCTCTTCATAAATTTTTTGTGCTGCATCCGTTTCGTAATCAAATCTAAAATCATCTTCCATAAAAGGCATTGTGTTTTCTCTTAATAAATCTTCAAATATTCCTAAATCTAAATTATTCGCTTCCCCTTTAGTCATTGCAAATAAAAGTTCATCTTTATCTAATCCAAATTGATCCATTAACATTTGATCACGCTGGTTATATAAATTCTCCGTAAACTTTTCCTCTATAGGCTTCATTATTGTCTGTTGATAATCTACATAATCCTTACTATAATCCCCTACAATTGTATCCATCATATCTTGATCAAGACTTAAATAAGGATCCCAGTAATCAAGACTTTCTAAAAATTCGTTTGGTATTGCATACTGCCCACCACCACTTGTCATCAGTCGTGAATCACCGACATCTTTAAATTGTGAGAAATACTTATCTCCCATCCACTTATCATAAGCCATTATTTTTTCTTTTTGATTTAGTCCCTCTAAATCTAGACCATAATTTCGTAAATGATTTTGAAAATTTACAATATTGAATATGTCACTTGCATTTTTTAAATTTTGGAAATCATCAAGACCTATCTCTCTTTCTATATCAGGAATAGCTTGCTCTAATTGGGAAATTTTTAATTCATCTGCAAATGGATTAGGAATATCCAATCCAAATAGATTCCATTTAGGATCATATTCCTGCGCACCGGCAAAATATTGTCCCATTACTCCATGATCACCAGGAAGTGTATCAAAACCTGCAAATGCTGTAGGAACACGCCATCCTAGTTCTAGCATATCACCTAAACCTTCTACGGTGCTATACCCTAAATTTCCAGCCCATCTATATTGATCACGTGAATAAGGGTTTTTCCAATTTTCTTCCAAAAATCCTAAACCTTTATCCGCAGAATATTTATCTCTTTCTCGTTTAAAATTCCAGACGTTATCAGCAAAATTAGCAATACCACTTTTATCCGCTAACCACTTGGCATCATCTTTGACTTTATTTACTCTTCTATTAAACCAACTTTTAGGAGTATTTACTTGACGTAAATGATCATCGTCTCTTGGACGTTCTGGTTTTTTTTTAATTCTTACTTCGACCATTAGTAATAAGCCCTCCTCCTAGCATTATCAACTGGTTCGTCTTCAAAGTCATCTTTTAATGCAACATGGTAGCCTTGTCTATATTTCATTAAGGCTTGCGTGGTAGAATCCACGTAGTCATCATTATCGCCGAAGGGAAATGCCGCACATTCCTCGATAACTTCTTCAGCGAACGTTTTTTTGGGCGCCCATATAGCTCCTGATTCAAACAAAGGAGCCACGCTGTTTACCCTCGTATGTTTATCATTACCTTTCGAGGGTGTAAAGTTTATAACAGGTATTCCCATCTTTTGCAACTCATGTGTTAATGGCATACCAGAAGCCTTGGCTTCTATAAGAACCATCTCTGGTTCCCAGTACTTATATTGCTCCATTGCTTCCTTTTTAAGTTCCGGAAAATTCCAACGATCTTTCTTGGCATCCAGTAATATTAATCCTTTGCCTTTTCCGTCATCAGGGTCAAATACACCCCATGTTGTAATAGCGGAATAATCGGCTGTTTCTTTTTTAGAAAATGCTGTGTCATATGATTGGATAATAAACTCTAAATTGGGAATATTATCGCCTTCCCACGTTTGCCACCATTCACGTTTTATAAGTGCACCTTCCTCGGAGGTAGGTGCTTGCATCCATTGTGCTTGCCACTTGGTTAGAGGTATAGATGCCTTGACACCCATCAAACCTTTCATGGACCAAAAATTACCCCACATGGGTTTTTCATTAATGACAGCAGGAAATTCTACCACTTCCCATTTATCTGTTAGGTCATCTTTGCCTTGGGCCTCGAGCAGCTTACCAGTGAGATCTTTTACTGACCAACGTGTCATGACTAAAACAATCGCGCCGCCAGGCTGTAAACGCTGACGTGGACCAGAAGTATACCACTCGTAATGTGATTCTAGGACACTCGGCGAAAGAGCATCTTGCTCGGAATGTGGGTCATCAATAATAAGTAAATCAGCACCACGTCCGGTGATTGCTCCACCTACACCAGCAGCAAAGTACTCGCCTTTATGATTAGATTCCCACCGGCCAGCGGCTTTGGAATCAGCAGCGAGGGTAACGTGCGGAAAGACAGAATTGTATTCCTCAGATTCAATAAGATTTTTTGCCTTACGTCCAAAACGAATAGCTAGTTCTCCTGTATGCGTAGTCTGTATTAACTTAGCAGTAGGATGCCTACCCATAAAGAATGCCGGAAATAAATGCGAAGCAAATTCTGATTTTGTATGTCTTGGTGGCATATTAACAATCAGACGTTTTAATTCACCATTGGCAATACGATTAAGCTTTTCAGCATAAATTTTGTGATGCTTTCCTTCGATAAATTCTGGCCAAACAGTTTTAACAAATTTTAAAAAATCTTTTTGAGCAGCCTCACGTTTTTCTTCCAGTGCATTTTTAAGAATCAACTTCAGAGTATTGGTATCTAAGGATTCTAATTTAGAAACATTTTCCATTTTTTAAAAATTTTTTTGAGACTCCAATTATAACGTTTTTATACCCCATTGTCACTCTCAAACACTGTAAAACAAAAACTATATGGATGTTAGTTCAAAAGGGGGGGTTGGCCCCTTCTTCGGAGCTGGTGACAGACTTTTGCGCGGGTCCCAGGAGGCGAGCGTAGCGAGCCCGGGCGCAAGCCTGCGACAAATTGTCACATGCGACAAAGTCCCGGGCGAAGTTATCCACAGGTTATCCACAACTTAATGTAATTAACTATATACTCTCATATCTAGCTATGATAAAAGAAAATTAGAAATAGAAAGGAGTCTAGTAATGACGAAGTCCGAATTTAAAACAAGAGTAGGAGTTGGTTTCTTTTCTTGTGAATGGATTAATAATGCTGGAAGTATCTCTAAAGTTAAACGAGGTATTCTTGGTCAATATGCTTGGCGACATACTAACAATCCTGTTCCAACAAATGTTAAAGAACATAATGATTATGTTCTAGCATTTAGAGTTGGTAATGGATTGAAAGCTGAACACAGACGTTGGGCAAATATTAATCCTAATACTATTATTAAAATTAATGGACAAGAAGTATGATTAAAACCATATTAGAAGGTCTTGTATTTGTGGCGACAATAGTCGCCACTTACTATTTTTTATTATTCATCTGTCTAATAATGGATAGATGTTATAACTCAATAATATAACTATGGGTTGGTTTGATATGCATAAAAACTACAATGACTGTGATAATTGTGGGTCAAGGGTATCTAAAAAAGAGATGGTTTGTCCTCATTGTCTAATGTCATCATCTGATAAACAATTACCATTAGATGAGTTAGTTAATAAAGCTAATGATAAATCTACCAATAGATTAAAACAAAATAAATATGAGTTTAAATCTCATAATTATTGGAAGAATAAACATAATATAAGATAGGAAGGACTATTATGACTAAAAGAGAACTAACAACAATCAATAAGGTTGATGTTTCACCACTTCTTAAAGAAGTGGTGAATTACGCAAAAGACCAAAACGCAGTAGGTGATTTGGAATCATTAATTAGTAAAGTGCCAGTCAAAGATAGTTTAGACTGGAAGCTAATTAGTGGAGTATTAATGAATTCCATAGTGGAATGGATAAGCGAGGATAAAGATGAACGATTGAAACTACTTACCCACCTACAAAAAGATGTAGGATATTTACTAAAACGAATTGGTTTAACCCAATGAACTAGACTCCCATTTGGGTTGATTAAAGGGCGATTTATTCGCCCTTTTTTTATGCCTAAATTTTCCAGCATCTCTGGAAGCAGCCCGGGCGGCAGGACACATCACATCACATCTTATTATTTATTTAAGGAGTTTTGGGGAGTTTGGAGTTTTTGAGGCAAGAGCCGAATAACTCCGTTTATCTTGCCTCATCGAGTATAATCTAATGTTCCAATGTTTCGAACTATACTCTAGTTATCTAACTTATTAGAAATAGCTACCCACGAGGAAGTTTGGTTATATGAGTTATCACTCGTTTTTCCTATCTAACTCAATCTATTTCTATTTACCTTATACCACATTAATTCACCAATTACAACCTCTAACATAACTTATTATGTATAACTAAATCGTGTGGAATGTTCATGTTCCCCTGAACTGAGATGCCCGGCGCGCCCGGTGCGTCAGGACCCGTGGCCCACGGACCAATCACCCTGTTTAGTATTATTGGCGGAGTTTGGGAGTTTCAGGAGCTTGAGACATCAGAACAGCAGCTGCAGCAGGAACCACGCTGCAATCACCAGCAGCACGAGCTTCACTGGAATCAACATGGCCATTAAAAAATCAAGCATTTCTGTCCTTTCTTAGACTCTAATTCTAGCATCTCCGGATGCCCTGGGGATCATATACGCATCCGGATCTATTTGTCAAGAGCCCGGGCGAAAAAAACTGGGAGTTTCCTTACCTTTTATACCGAAGGTAATACAGGAATTACCGGCGCGCGATCCCGTTAACTTAACTCCAACTTAAAACCCCAGACTTCTGCGATTTTTATATTAAGGGAGTTTGGGAGTTTGAGCAGCGGGCGCCCGGTGCCCGGCCACACTTATCCACAGGTTATCCACAGTGTTGTGAGTAACTAGGGAGTTTGGGGAGTTTGAGCTCCCCAAACCTATGGTTTAATTTTCTTGTGGTCTAAATATATCTTTTACTTGCTGTGCAAATCCTCTCTCGAGCTCCTCGGCTTGTGATTCTGCTCGCTTTGCATTGCGTGTCATAACAGGAACAACCCCATCATAATGATTCGCAATTCTTTTTAACGTTTCATTCATTTCTTCTTGATTGTCAGCAATCCTATTGAGTGCTGAACTTATACTTTCATCTACTACCATAGTATCTCCTTTTCTATTTCTCGAAATAGAGAGGACATCGAGCTTGACTATTTCCTTGATCAACTAGGACACAATGCCCACCTCAATCACTCTCTATTTCTGTAATCATTATAACATTTCCGAATCACGAAATCTACAACTAGTTTAAATTAATTGTGGATAACTTTCCGAGCTTCACGGAACTTGGACATCTACCCGACTGGTATTAATCCACTCTTGACAGGAACGCCCGGCGCGCCCGGTGCGTCAGGGCTGGTGAGCCAAGATCCGCGGAAAACGGTTAGTATTTATAGGGAGTTTGGGAGTTTGACACCTGCATCTCGGATCCCGGCCTCCTGAAGCGTGATGCGAGCTTCACGAAAAAGTTAAGTATTCTGCGGAGTTTGGAGTTTGGGCTTGACAGGAAGCTGCTGCGCGCGCCGGGCGCCCAGCTGCGAGTTATCCACAGGATATCCACAAGTTTATTGTTATTAAGGAGTTTGGGAGTTTGAAATGACTTGACAGAAATCGAGGTCCTCGAGACTTCCCTCGTACAACCCGGGCACTTGGTCCACGGTGCTTTGGCCCAGGTCCTTGGTTTTACACCCATGAAACAATTTAACCTTACCTCTAAGAGGTAAGTTAACAAGGATATAAGACTGTGAACCCATCATTGCATGCTTCATATTCCATGCAATTTGGAAGGGAGATAAGGTTACTTTATCGCTACTATTGACGACCTTCAATTCAACTGTAAAAAAACCTGTGTCTTTATGAAATATTAAACAATCTGGGAATCCTGGCGTGACGTAGCTTTCCAGGCGTGAGACAACATACTCACCAGTGTCTAAGCATGTCTTTAAATTCTTCCAAAAGTTTGTTTCCGGTTTTACGGTCATACTTTTTCCGGTCCTTCACCACTCTCTGATGGTACTTCGGTGATGTCTTTAGATCCTTCGCTATCGGATTTCTCTTCGACCGAAAGGATAGTTTGATTTCCTTCTTTTTTAAATTCACCTGTTAATCCTAACTCTTTTAATTGTTTTAAAACGTCATCACGCGACATAGAGTCGATACTTCCTGTCCTGATTTCTTTACGCTCAACGTACAGTCCTGCGGCTTGACCGCGCAACCGCTCAGCATTAACTGCAGCAGAATAAGACTTTTCAGACAAAGATTTTTCACGTAACCTTGCCAACTCCTGTACATGCTTGTTTAATTTTACCTCGTGTGTTTTTTCTAGTTCAGCTCTGCGTGCAATGACTGCTTCTACAACCTTTGGAAACCTTTTACCATTTAATAATTCAGATGCTGTCGTATTAGCTCGATCCTCTTTATATCCAGCTTGTCTTGCGCATTCTGTTGGAGTCAACCTACCTTCATTCTCTGCATAGATTTTAACAAACACACGTTGTTTATCTGTCAATCCATCATTTCGTATTGGATATCTTTTTGCCATATTTGTGGCACCACTTGTGGCACCACTTAATCTTTTATCTACCATGCTATAACCCGCAGTATAGTTGAGTTTTTACTCATTTTATTTTCTAAAAAACAAAAAAGTGCCTTGCGTTGTCTAGAGTAGTGACACATAGGTGCCACAACATAAGTCATTGAATTATATAGCTTAATCACCAATTGTGTCACTGTGGCACCAGTTTGGTCCCCGGTAACAAAATAAAAAAAACTTTTTAGCAAATATACCACTAGTAGTGCCACATTACAAAATATAAATTGACCTATTTCTGCCATTTCCTCTTCCTATCCATCCTCTGTTGATTAATTGATGCACAAACGCATGCACATGGGCCTTGGACCGCGAGCCCATCAGCTGTTTCAACTCTTCATACGACGGGGCAAACCCATTCGCATTAATATAATCCTTGATGATATTATACACCTCCAATTGACGAGGTGTGAGTCCTTGTTTATCTGATTTCTTTGAGCCCTTTGGCATTTGGATGTCCTAAATAGTCTTTACGCACTTGACGCATCATTTCATTATGACCCCATTCGTCAATTGCTTCTTTAGTTATGGATTTCTCTAATGTTTCTTGTAATTCTTTTTCCTTCTCTGTCAGTTCTATTCGTGATGGTCCTTTTTTCTTAACATACGTGTGAACTTTAGCAAACGTAATAATATACTTATCAGCCTTAGGACGCACATATCCACGTTCTGGATCAAGTGCAGGATACTCTGGATCTGGCTGTGTATCAAAATGTTCCTTGATGTATGCTTGAACCTTTTCTTCATTCTCAAACTCTTGTACCACCTTTTGGATGACACGTTTGTTGTCCCATAAATTAATTTCATATGTTGGCATTATTTAAATTTATCTCTAAAATATGGCAATAGCCATTTGTTATCCCTAAACACCTGGGCAAGGGCATTGGTCATCGTATTAATAACCACTTCTTCCTTATTTTCGCTATCAAGTGGCTGTCCACTTTGCGTAAGCGAATTAATATACGCCACACCGTGCAGTATTTCATGTAATAATGTATTCGCTTCATCAAGCGGTGATAGCCCACTTTGTATTGTTATGGTATTCTTGCGATGATCATATTCACCGTAAGCATCAGATTGTTTTTGAAAGGTTGGTGTTTCCCTTTCAATAATAACATCCTGATATCCAATCTTTATTTTCTTATCCATTAATATTCCCTCCATAATAAGCATGAGTCCTTACTCTTCCTGAAGGAAAAATAGCCACAATTAAAACTCTAGAAAGTAGAGGTCCAAAGCTACAACCTTGCGCATCATTATACACTCTTTTATATCGATCCATTTGGTCGCAGTGATTTTCATAATAAAATTTTTTACCTACATACTTCCAATCAATTATCGTGCATTCACCACCATCATCTTTGCAATAAGCAATAAGATCACATCTTATAGGCTTTTTATCATTGTCTGGATCTTTAATAATAGCTTCAACTCCAAGCACTTTATCAACATATTTATCTACAAATTTTTTCATGAGATTATTTACTAAACGTTCAATGATGGGGGCATGGGGTTGTTCCTTTCCCAATAGCCTACACGCCATGTGGTGATGCATGTATGCTCCTATCATTTCTCCTTCATTACTAAAAGGACCATCAGCTGAAGGTACACAATTAGATCCTTCCTCTATCATTCCCATATAATTGTCCCACTTCCCTTCGCTCAGCACGTCATACATCCAATCGCCTGGTGTTTTTGGTTTTTCCATTAGTTAACGTTATTCCATTTCATTGCAGCTAGATCGTATGCTCCTTGAACATCATCATCTGTTTTAACTGTACGATTATGACGATCGTCCACAAAGGCATCCATAATTTCAATGAGCATGAGGCGTGGAAAAACCACGCCGTGTACTTTTATCTCACTCAAATTACCCAAGGTTACATCAAAACTTTCCCCCCTGTTTTCTGCATTTATTAAAATTTTTTCAATCTTTTTTGATGCTTTAATTAATTCTTTCATTTGTATTCATCCCCGTATTTCTGCACATGCTTTCGTGCGCGTTTTAAAAAATTATTGATGCCCATGTTCCACCCCAAGTGAAAGGCAACAGCAAACAATCCTCCTAATAATAGTCCAAATAAAAAATATTCTAACATTCATCCTCCTTCGTTGGTTCTATTTCTTCTTCTTGATTCTCCCACATCTCTTCGTAGTGGTCCATTATCCAATTATCAAAATCACTCATATCCCTAACCATACTTTATAGATCCATATTAAAATTTGAAACGCAATCCATATCTTAATAGGAATTAAGAAAAACCAAAACAATGCCCAAATCATTTGCGCACCGCTATGTATTCATAATCCAACTCAC